GTAGATGTACCACGCTCAATCTCAATACCTGCGTTCTGTGTAGGAGCGCCTGCCTCGTTAGAGTTTAAGAGTATGATATTATCAGCAAGGTTAATAGTCTCAGTGTTGACTGTAGTAGTTGTACCACTTACAGTTAAGTTACCTGAGATAGTTACTGTACTACCATCGTCACTTACCAAGGAGTCTACCAACTCACCGCCAGAATCCCACTTAGGTAATACCGTAGATGTTAAACCTGAAGCTCCCGAAAGCTCAATAGAATCAGCATTGACTGTAATACCCGTTCCAGCACCAATGTTAAATGTAGCAGATCCTCCTAAAGCAACTTCACCACCGCCAGTTAAACCATTACCAGAACTGTAAGTTACAGAGCTGTTTGCAAGGCTTGAGTTAGGAATAGCTGATAAGCTAAGTGTTGTTCCCGATAGAGATAAACCACTCGCAGAGGAAGTGCTTAACCAAGCTGTAGCACCTGCTGAGTCATCCCAAAATAGGATACGGTCAGCGTTAGGGTCTGATAAAGCTTCAAGACCTAAGTGGCTAAGAGCAACATCATCAGCGTTTACTGCAATACCAGTACCAGCTCCAACGGTGAAAGTGCGTGACGCTGTAATGTCACCACCACCGGTTAAACCTGCACCTGCTGTAAGTGTAACAGCTGAGTGATCTACGTTGCGGTCATTAGTGGTATCTAACGCAACATCATTAGCATTGACAGTGATACCTGTACCTGCACCAATATTAAGCGTTCCTGAGCCTCCTAGCGCAATTGAACCGCCTCCTGTAAGACCGTTACCTGCTCCAACAGTTAAAGAACTGTTTGCAAGCATTGCATTAGTAATATCGCCAGAACTAATAGATAGAGTTACAGCACCATCTGTTCCACCACCTGTAAGACCAGCACCAGCTGTAACAGCGGTAATATCCCCTGCCATGGACTGCCACGCAGATCCATCGTAGTAGTACATCTCGTTATCACCCGTGTTGTAGTAGATTTGTCCTTCTACTGGGCTTGACGGAGCTGTAGCTAAGTTTTGGATACGAGCATTCTGTAGCTCGTTTTTTCCTAAGTTTAAGTTATTAAGATACTTAATAGCCATAGTTTATTAGTTAAGATATGCCTTCCCAGAGAAAGCACCGTTAAATGTTATTGTTAAGCTGTTTAAATCTGTATATTCAATGTCTCCGTAAACTACATTGTCTGCGCTATCTACAACTGTTACCGAGGCTTTTTTATTTAAGTTATGTTCTATGTCCCAAGTAGCGCTGGGTAAAGACTGAGTATGCGTATAGTGACTATCTGATCCTGCTAGAATCTGTGTACCAACATGAACAATCTTAACAGTTTCTTCCGTTAACTCAATAGTACGGTTGACTTCTGCAATAGAAACTTTGTTTCCCGCTTGTTGAGTTACATTAACCTTATTTCTGCTCATTATTGAGTAACTTGGGTAGAAACTTTAACTCTTCCTTCTAAAATTCTTTCTACAGTTCCATTTGGATACTCTACTTCTATATCATACACTCCTTGTCTAAAGGGTATAGATTCTGTCTGAGTCGCAGTAATTGTTATTATAAATTCGCCTGTGTTAGCTGTAAATGCAATTCCTGTATTAGGAGTAGTTAAAGAAATAGCTGCATTTTGCGCACTATAGTTATCTCTAATCTGCATTCTAACCGTTGCACCTGTAAGGTCAATAGCAGTATCTGTACTATCCTTATAAGTAATAGTACGGGTAAACGTAGCACCCGCTTCTATTTCAAAATTGTATTTACCAGCACTCATATATTAGAGAATATATTATGTCTTACACCTTTATCCTTTGTAACTAAGTACGCGCACATGCCTCGTACAGACTTATAACCGTTATGATGATGCCATCTATCTGTACCACTCAGAGAGGGCATCTGATAGACTTTTGTCTTCTGAAGTTCTACAACCTTCTCAAAATGCAAGTGACCTGTAAACCAAACTTTATGTGTATCGGGTCCGAACGTTAATCCTGACTCGTTTACCATAAGACCTGGTAGGTTACTCATCTTAGGTCCGTCTCCATGCGTAAAACCCATTACAGTGTTACCGTACTGGACATACTGACGCATTTTTAAATTAGACGTAACTTCAACATCATTAGCTTCTCTGTAGTACCCTTGTAGAAAGAGCAATAAAGAGTTGCTAAGAACTCTATCATGGTTACCTGCTGCCATAGGTACTTCTACCGCAGCAATCTGTCTTAACATGTCAATGAACTTAATCATCAGGTAGCTCCCTTCAAACATAATTTGAACGAGCGTACCGTCACAATCTTGCGGGGTTCCATTTGTAGTGGTTCCTCGGACTGTGTCAAAATGGAAATAATCGCTGCCTATAGGCACGATAAATTTCTCAATAGGGTAATGGTTGATCTCTGCTAATAAATCCTCTGTATGCTTAAGTAAAAGCTCTTCAGCGATCTGTCTGTTGTAGGTCTCTCCTACTTCTTTATCCCATCCGTACTTCCCAAAGTGCAAATCAAATGGAGATATAACACAAGCGTACTCACCTTCCTTGTTCTCAAAGTTAATTCGAGGTGTGGCTTTTAGCGCTTCTTGATGTCTCTCAAAGTGATCTGTAAAAGGATTAAGTACTCCTAGTTTAAGTTCTTGCCATTTACGTGCATCTTTCTCTAACTGCTGAAGTTTTTGTTTTTCAAACTTCTGCTCCAAAGCAAATTTCTTGCCTTGTACAAGCTCAGTCATCAAATCCTCTTCATTGCGAGTAACCATTTCCTCATCGGTAAACGGTTCACTGTCATGAGTCCAAGATAGGATGCGACGTATTTTATCAAATAAAGAACGCGATAGCTTAAATGCTCTACATATCTGGTTAATAGAATTAGGGCTACCATCCCAATTACTATACCTTCTCTTTAACTCTCTTACTTTATCTCCTCCAAAAGATAAAGGCTTGTTGTATCCAGGTATAAAGAAAATGTACAAATCTTTATCTGTCTGGTATACGTAACTCTTGTCGTACTCTAACTCTTTAGCTGTAGGCTCTGGCTTTTCCTCGATAGGATTTTCAGCCCTCCATTTGTCAATGTGCCTACGTACTGTATTAAACGAGACGGCAATATCCGTCTCTTCTAAAATCTTTGAAGCTAAGCTTCTTACTGATGATGTCCGATTGTCTCTACAATAACCTTGAATTACTTTATTTATATCCATGTTTAGGTATTTAATTACCCCTACAATATAACTAATTTTTGTAACTTCTTAGTTATCTATGAGTTACGCTCAAGATACTCTAATCGAGATCTTAAGTACATTAGCTTATTTTCTAACTCTTGCGTACATAAATCATAATTTAAACGCGTAGTAAGTGTTTTACTTAGCGTTCTAATCGTAGACTCTACATCTAATTTCTCAGCTGCAGTAGTTAGATAATTTTTTTTGTTGTATACTCTTGCCATTAGCAGCCACAATCACAATTACAGAAATTTCCCACACACAAATGCTCCAGTGCTGTAAGCTTATGAGTTAAATCTGCCCAAGCAGCATATTTAAAATCTAGCCTTGCACCTTCTTTGACTGCAAGTAGTTTTTCGACAAGTCTTTTTGTTTCTGTACCGCTGCAAGAATCACAGCATGTTTTAAACATATACCCGTCAATCTTCGTATATAAACAGTCATCGATTGTAGTGAAGAGTAAAAAATTTTTATTTAAGCTATCTGTATCAGTTGTATACACAACATTATACTTCCCCGGAGGAAACTTAGTCCACGGTAAAGTAACAAGAGTGTCAGAACCTTTTACAAAGGTTGCGTCTGAAGCATTAAGCTCAGTAATTGTAAAATCAACTTCTGCGCCGGGATCAGACTCATCAAATCCTGATAAAGCTGCAAGATCATTAATCGTAATAACTACACTATCAGGAGTTGTAATAACTAGTGATGCACCAGGAGCCGGGTCAGGATAAGGCGCTGTAAACTTTACAGTGGTAGAAGGATTAATGTCAAAGGTAAAAAATGCAGCCATGATTAGAGTTTAGATTAAGAATTAGGAGGAGGCTAAGTGCCCCCTCCTTATATTCTAAATTTTTATGCTATCCAAGTAGCAAGCTCGGTTGCTAAAGGTGCAGTACCACCGTTGTCAATAGCGCCGTCTGAACTGTCAATAGCAAAGATGACTTTGATCAATTCACCTTTTTGTGCAGACATACCGTCTTTAGATCCAGCTTTAGCAACTGCTTCTACAATTACAAGATCGTAGTTTGTAGCAGCTACAACTGGAGAAGCTGGACGCTTAACTGGGAAACCTACGCGGTTAGTGATACCATCGTATCCAGCGTATAGATCGTACAATTTAGTTACGTCAGTAGCTTCACCTGTAGAAGGAACCATTGCAGTAGTGTAAGCGATTACAGCACCATTAGCACCAGCCAAACGGAAAGAACCGTTGATAGGAGCAGTAACAGTAATTACTTGACCTGAAGCAGAAGCAGAGAATCCAGCAAATTCGCTAGAAGCTTTTGCAAATTCAGCAGTCATAAGAGCAACGATTGCAGCAGCATCTGCGCCTTCGAAGTTCTTAATAGGTAGATTCATAGTACCTAGAGTAGTGTTAATGATTTTAACGTACTCTGTAACACCAGCAGCTACAGCTGATAAATCGATAGTAGATACTTGTGCAGTACCTGCATTGTAATCGTAAGAAGTAACGCGAACTACTTCAGCTGCGTCTAGATCTACAGAACGCTTACCGTTTGCGATGAAGTTTACTTCTTTATCACCAGCACTAAGGCTAGCGTAAGCTGCATCTGCAGCACCTGCGATACCAACCTTTAGGTCAGCAGCAGCATTAATAACAAAAACTTGTGTTGCCATTTTAAAAAATATTTATAGAATTAGTAAAATCTAATTAGTCTGATTGCGACTCTTCGATACTGTTACCTTGGTAACGTGGTGATTCTATAACTTCTAAAATGTGCTTGATACTCATATCCACAATCTCATGGTGGGTATGTTCTGCTAATTCGCAATCTTGACTCAAAGATAAGCTAATAATTTCGGGCTTCCGAATGTAGTCAACCTCTACACCTTTTAATATAAACTTTTCAGTCTGAAACACTGTGATATCTTCTAGTGTAAGAGACGCTACAGGTGTAGTAGCTAATGACTTTGCAAACGGATTGCGAAGCATTTCATATAACTTATCTTGCTCCACTACTCTTGCGGGCACCTTCTTTAGGACCGTACTATCGCAATGAGAGGGAGTCAATCTAACGCGTAAATTGATTAAGTAGAGATAATCTATTGGTAAATCATAGCGCTGATATTCTACCGAGGAACTACCAACGTTTGTATCTACAAAATCAATCTCGATGATGCTACGAACATCATCGAGACGCTTTTGGTTTAAAGAGAAGCCTAGTCTTTTCGGATCGGATGTTCTGAACACTCTATCTTTTATAAAGCGCTCTTGCATCTTGTTTAGGAAAAAATCAATCTCTTCCGGTAGAAAAGTATCGTAGACAAAAGACCCCACTTTCTGGAGCCCTTGATCTACAGCATAATGCATCTCTTGTACGGTCATTATTCAGCGTATTGTTGTACCCTAGCTTTTAGGGTGGTGAGAGTCGAACTATTCTTTTTATCCTTCAGGAACAGTATAGCTTCTTCCATGGTATCACCAAGCTTCTCATCACCTAACAACAGAGAGTTTCCTACTTTACGTATTACTTCTGCAGTAATACATTCTTCTATAAAGGATTGCAACTCTAGATTCTTACTTGTAACAATCTCGTAGAAATTGAGAGGATTCTCTTCTACCATTTGCTCCAAGAATAGTTCTTTAGTCTTAGCATCCATTTTACTTGGATTTTCTAAGTGTAGACGGATAACCATATCCATCTTCTTCTCGTTGTCAGTAAGCTTGATAAATTCTTTGTATGCTTTCTTTCTGTACTCTAGTTCGTTGAAATCTTCTTCAAGTTCTAGAGCTTCATCAAATACATAGTACTTAAAGCTACGGTTTGTAGTTAAAGATCCTTCATCTCCTGCGACATGAGGATGATCAATTACAAACTTGTACTTAACATAATCCATCACGTTTAGAGGTTCACCACTCTCATCTATGCCAGCTTCTAGCTGTACACCTTCGAGAGGTACCTCAATAGTCATATTCCGAAAATAACGCTTAGCTTCTTTTCCAAATGCGGGGTCATTTGGGTCCACACCTAAAATGTATGGTAAAAACTTCTTTTGCTCTGGGAAGGTCAGACCTGTATAAATATCGCCAGTCTTAGTAAATACGCTGCCTATGCGACGCTTACTCTCTGCGTATACGTGATCAGGAAGGTTAGTAGTATTTTCTCTACGCTTAATTGTAATTATTCTAGATGCCATCTTCTGGGGGTTTACTATATTAAATTGGAGTTTCAGGGGAGCGCCTAAGCAAACTCCCCCTCAAACCCCTAATCATTATGAACGCACACACTCTAAGTGTAAACAGTTCGTAGCACGACGGATGCTGATACCTGACTCTTTCATGAAGTGTACAGATGCACCATCTACGTCATTCGCACGAAGCGCGTTACCTTGGAATCCTGGAGGCACAGAAGCACCTGCAACAGCCCAACGAACAAGCTCACGTCCCTTACGGGTTACCATAGCAACGTTTTGCTCACCATCGTAAGTGCTCATATCCAAGAAGATCATACGGTATGATTCTAATGGAAGACCAGTTACTGGGTGTTTGTCAGAGTTCAACGCACGAGCACCGTGGTCAAACAAAGGCAAGTGACGTACAGTAATCACGTGACCATCGATGTGCTTGTAGCTAGTGAAGAATCCACCTAACTGCAAGTTAGCACCAGAGCCTGTGATGAAGCTCGAAGGATCAGTGTTCTTGATGTAAGAACCACTAGAAATTTCGTCTTTCATAGCTTTGTCAAACTCTTCTAGACCACCCAAACCAGTGAACAATACGATGTTCATTTGAGCAGCGTCAGAAGCGCCGTAGAGAGCGTCACGAACAACGTTCTTCAACTTAGTAGCAGTCAACTCAGAGTAAGTATCTACGTTAGGAATCTGCTCGATAACACCAGAACCCAATGGAATTGGTTTGCCGTTGTCATCTTTCAAGTGAATAACACCATCAGTGTCGCGGTTGTACTTAGAGTACCAAAGAGCGTATTCAGCTTCTTCTTTCCAGCGTAGCATGTGCTGGTACTCTTCAAAATCGTACCACAACTTAGTTGTGCGACCACCTACAGTCAACTCTACGTTAACTACACGGTCAGGCATG